AGGTTGGCCAGCGTGCGCAGGTTGGCCCCCGCCGTGGTGTCAATCACCAGCGAGCGGTCGGCCTGCGGCGCACCGTTGTCGTCCAGCACCTTGCGCACCAGCGCCGAGTCGCCCAGCGACGCGCCGAACGGCGTGGTGCCCGGCGTGCCAACGGCCCGCGAGCTATTGACATGCAGCGCTGCAAGGTCGGCCTCGACCTCGTTGATCAAGGCGCGGATGGCCTGCGCGATCTTGTTCTGCCGCACGACCTCGTAGCCCGCGCCGGTGTCCAGAGCGCGGATTTCCTCGCCCGTGAAGCCAAACTCGGCAGCGCGGCTCTTGGTGATGGTGATGTTGGCAGTGCTGGACGTCTGGTCGGTCGGCTCCGGCACTTGCATCGCGGGCGTGATGTCCACGACGTTGCCGGTCGGCTCCACGTCCACGCGCACCGTCTGACCGACGGCGGCCTGCGCAACCTGCCCGTCGATCGTGACGGACGGGATGAATCCGGTCAGCTCACGGCTGACCACATCGAGTGCCCGGTAGATGTCCGGGATAAGAGGGGTAAGGGTGTTTGCCATGATAGGTCTCCAAGGTTGTTATCGCCATCTCGGCCAGCCGTTGCGGATCCCCCGCGCCTTGGAAGGGATGGGCGGCGCGGCACCGGGACTTGGTTGGGGAAGGTCGGGAGGGGCGCCCGGTGCCGCAGCCCAATGGGGCGTATTATAACACAGCTGTCAGTCGTCCACAACCACCGCACCGCCCTTGATGGCCGCGGCCTTTTGATCCGGAGCCATCTGCTCGAACTCGGAGCGTGTAATCTTTGTCTGGCCGCCCTGTCCACGTGCGCCGCCCGGCGAGCCTGCGCCCTGCGGCCCGGCCTTGCGGTGATGCGGGCGTTGCTCCAGCCACTGGCTGGCAAACGCCTCCAAGTCCATCCGCTTGCCGTCCGTGACCAACGGGTTGCCGTCCTCACCCTTGACATACACGCCATCGTCATCCAAGTCCACCAGCGCACGGGTCAGCGCGGCGGCCTCGTCCGGCGCGACCGCTCCGGCCTTGGCAAAGGCCGCCACCAGCCGCTCCTCCACGGCCACCTGCCGGTATTTCTGCTCCCACTGCTGCGCGCGCTCCTCCATCTGTTTGACGCGCTGCTCCCACTCAGCCTGCCGCCGCTTCAACAGCTCCTCGTATTCGCCTGCCTTCTTGAGCTTCTCCTCCTCGGCCTTGGCTGCCTGCTCTTGCAGCTTGCGGATGGCGTCTGGATCGATGCCGTCAAACCGCTTGAGCTGCTCCTGCAGCTCGCGCAGCTCGTGCCGCCGCGCGGCGGCCTCGGCGTTTGCTTGCTTGAGCTGCTCCTTGAGCTGCTCGATGGTTGCGGTGTCCTCGCCGCCGTCGCTACCGCCCGCGATATACGGGACGCGCGCGCCGTCCGGGAAAATCCACCAGCGGCCCTCGAGCCGCGCTGCCTTGTTGTTGGTTGTCATGTTATCCTCCTGTTTTGTCATCCGACCGCGTTCTCATCGAGCTTGTGGTCACCACACCAGTCCATCTCGAAGACGACAGGATAGCCGCTCATTGTCGGCGCATGTCTGCGACACCGACCGATTGGTGCGGTGCCCCTGCTATCACCGGACTTCTGCTTCAGCATGAACCACATGCAAGTGGCACATACCATGTTCTTTGTTCTGTGCTTCCACGGGTCACTCATTTTAGCCTCCTTGTTGGTCAATCAGCCACCACGTGCCAGTAGTGGCGGCACCGCCACCCACCGCGCGTGATGAATGGGTCGCCGGGCGCTTTGCCCGCCCAGTCTTTGCCGGCCCATGCGGCAATCTCCTCTTTGGTCAGCACCTTGCCCAAGTGCTGCACGCACCACGGGCGGGAGTCCGCGACCAGCGTGCCGGAGTAGCGGAAGCGCTCGTGCCCGGCCCGCTCCGCGAGCTGCTTGGTCGTGGTCGCGAACACCTGCATGTAGCGGGTCTCAGCAATCGTGCCCGCGTGCGCGGACAGCGGCTTGCCCCGCGCATCCGTGCCGCCAACCAGCAACTGCCGCACCTGCTCCACCATCGCGGCCTTGTCCATGCCGCCGGTGGCCCCGGCATACACGGTCTGGCTGATCTGGCTCGCTGCCGTGATTCCCGCCGCGCGCAGCTCGGCTGCCGTGTCGTCGATCATGGCGTTTATAAGCTCGGCGTCGGCCGCCGTAAACGCCTCGCCGATGTCATCGCGCGCCAGCTTCGCGGCGGCCAGTAGATCATCGCGCAGCCCGTCCACCGCAGCATCATACTCGGACAGCGCCGCACGGATGCTGACTGCAACCTCCGCCGCCGCCATGCGCTGCGCCTGCGGGAGGGTCTCGGTGGCAATGGTGTCGAGCGCAACTTGCAGCGCGCGCTCCAGCCGCGCGACCACGTTGTCCGCGCCGGTCTCAAGCTTGTCGGTCAGGTCAGCCACGCCCGATGTGCTCCTTGACCTTGGCCGCCACCTTGCGCCGCTCGTCCTTGGTCAGCCCAAAAAACTCCCGTTTCGGGAGCCGTCCCTTGCCGGTCTGGTGCGCCCAAGCCTTCTCGGCCTCTGCTGGCTTGCCGAACATGACTTCCGCCTTGTTGCCTCGCGCCCGGTAGGTTAGCGCCGCCATCATGTTGCCGCTGTCCACCAAATCCACATGCGCGGTCTGCCGCCCGCGTGCCTTGCGCAGCTCCTTGGTCTGCTTGGCATACGGCTTGAGCTTGCGTCCGTAGCGGTCTTTGCCCTCCTGCGTCACGCGCTTGTCAATCAGCTCCACGGCAAGCGCGCCAGCGTCATGCGCCGCCTTGTTGGCATCCGGGATCATGCGCCGGACGGCCTTGCGGACGCGGGCAAAATCGTCAGCCATTGATCAACGCTCCCGCGTCCGGCTGTTGCAACTCGCGTTCGATGTCCGCCAGCGCCTTATCACCAACCAGTAACCGCGCCATGCGCAGCGCTTGTTCCCGCCGGAATGTCGCGCTCGGCACGACCTGCTGCGCCTTGATCGCAATGTCGATGTCGCTGGACAAGTCGCGCAGCCCGAAGCTGCGCGGGTAGGTCACATTGCCATCAAAATCCATGCCCTCCCACGCGGCGTAGAGCGCCAAGATGCGGCGCTCCGCAGCCTCCATCCGCGCCGCTTTGCCCCGGAGCAGGGCGTTCAGCTTCTCGTTCAGAACTTCGAGGGCGTAGCCGGACGGGACTTGCCGTGATTCGCCGGTCACGTCAAATGCCAGCCGCGATTGCCAGCGCAGGTCTTCAATCGCCCGCGCGCGCTCCTCCAGCATCACCTTGATGCTCGCATGGTCAGGCTCCACATAGGCCGCGCGCGCCTGCGGCTGGTCAGGGTCAAAAGTGATCGCGTTGCCCGGGCCGATAACCACGATGTTGCCGTGCTCGTCGCGGCGCTCTGGTAGCTCCAAAAACGGAAACGCGGTGCTTGCGCGAATCTCCTCGATGTCCGCGTCGATGTTGTAGATTTTGCGGGCGGTCTCCGCGAGGTCATGCAGGTCGGAGCGCCCGATCACGGTGTCATCGCCGGAATCGCGGTTGGGGACGAATACCACCGGCACAACGCCCAGCGCATGCGTGCCCTCGTCCAGCAAGGTTGCGTCGCCGCTGCCCTTGGGCTGATCCCACAGCTGCCAGCCCTCGCGCGTCCAGATGCGATACCGCTCCCGGTCGCGCGCCTCGGCAGGCTCGGCCAACGTCACGCTGTCAAGCGCCAACCGCCAGCCCTCGCGTGACAAGCTCCAGTCGATGATGTCGTAGCCCTCGTAGATGGCGCAGTAGGGGCGCGCACCTGCGGCCAGTTCCTGCGCCCGCGTCTCGGCCTGCACGGCAGGCTTGTCCACGACCACGGCGCAGCCGCCTTGCACAGAGGACAACCGCGCCACGACGGTCATCAATGCCTTGTAGCTCCGCCCCGCGCCGTCGGCGTCGGCGAGGAACGAATCAAAGGACGGCGAGCCAGCCAGCTTGCCGTAATCGCGTTCGATGTTGCCACCCATCAGGTAGTCCACATAGGTGTCCACGATGGGCGCGCAGTAGTTGGTGTAGGTGGCCTGCCGCAGGCGGCGGGCGTATTTGTCGTCGCTCTCAAGGTCACGCTTGTTGAGATACTTGCCCTCGCGGTAGTCATCACCGCCCTCGTAAGAGCGCTCCCAAAACTCCGCGCGCTCGCGGTAGTCCTTGTAATCCGGTCTCGGCTCAATCCTCATGGTCAGCCTCCTGTTCACTTATACCACACCGCTTCGCGGCGCGCGGGCAGTCGCAGCGGCATCAGGCCGGTGCAGAGATACCCGATGGCGTCACACTGATGGTCGTGCCCGCTGCTCTTGTCCGGCTCGCCCTTGGCATCATACGCCTGCTGCTCCAACGCCTCAACAAGCTGCGGGCAGCGCGTCACATTGACCCGCAGCCGCTGCTCCTCAAACCTACGGTTGACGCACACGATGCGGTCGCGCACGCGCGGGTTGCGCTTCTTGGCACGCACCACAAAGCCTGCCTCCTTGAGCAGGATGATGTCGCTGCGGCTGGCGTCCTGCGACGACGTGCTTGCACCGCTGGCATCCGGGTAGATGTTGACCACGTGCCCCGCGTAGCGGTCACGGATGGCCTCGATAATCGCTGGCGTGTCCCGGTAGCCAATCAGCTCGTCCACCACATGCAGCACCTCGCCAGCACGCACCCCGATAACGGCGGCCATGTTGTGGACGTTGAAATCCATGCCGATGTGCAGCGGCTCGCCGTCCTTGACCTCGCGCGGCGTGTTGCAGGCATCACGGTCGAATGCGCCGTATACCGTGCCCGTGCGCAGGTTGCACCAGTGTCCCTCAATATAGGCGTCCGCCAACTCCTCCGGGTAATCAGACGTCAGCGCCTCGTAGTAATCATCCGGGAGGAACGGGTTGCTGCGCGTTGAGGCGCGGACAAAGCGGTATTCGTCCCCGGCTTGCTTGCCCCAGCGGTCGTAGGTGAATCCAAATCCTTGGTCAGGTGTCGTGTAGCACGCAACGCGGTTCTCTCGGCCGGGCGCCTGCTGCCGGTTGCGCGCGATGATCCTGCGCCACACGTCCGCCGCCTTGTCGGGCGTGGTGCCTGCCTCCAGCTCGTCCACGTGCGAGCGGAACACCTCGTAGCCGATGATCCGGCGCGGGTTGTCAATCGAGCGGAAAATCAGCATCCGCTCGCCGATGGTCATGGTGTTCTCGCTGCGGTTGTAGGTGTAGCTGATTCCAAACTGCGTGAGCATGTCCTCCATGCGCGGGATGATGTTCAAGCGGAGCTGGTCATAGGTGTCGGAGTAGATGGCTACGCGGGCGTTGGGGGCTTCGTTCAGGTCAGCAACGGCTCGCGTTATCAAGGCGTGGGTCTTGCCAGCGCCGTAGCCTGCCACGAATAGCGGATACCGACAGCCGAGCTGGTAGAACTCGAACTGCGGGCGCGTAAGGCTAATCGTTGGCATCAACCACCCTGATTTCGAGGATGTGGTCAGGCTTCACGGTGCTGCCGTCTTCGAGGTCGTCCATGTCGCGCGTCTCGCGCCAGCCCGCACGCGTCTTCAAGAAAAAGGTCGCAGCACTCAGGTTCCCGGACTTGGCTTTACTGATCAGGTTGCTTGCCACATCACTGATCGTGCGTGACAATCCGATCTTATATCTTCGAGAAATCTCCGGCTGCCGCTTCTCCAGCTCGATCCATGTCGCATGCGACACCCCGAAGTAGTCCGCGATCTGCGCCCGCGTAAGGCATGCGGCCAGCGCCTCGACTTGCGCGAGCTGTTCATCGGTCAGCTTTTTGATCTTCGGAGGGCGCGCCATGTGCACAATAATAGGGCAAGTTGACGCATCATTGCAAGCATTCAGCGCCAATCCGGCGCTATCTGCTGCTATAGTAATAAGCGCCAAACCGGATTTTCCCTATATATTACGCGGTGTTATTAGCATATGTGCTAACCCCGCGTATTCTGATGACAACTACACAACGAAAAATCCCTATATAGAGAGCGCGCGCACGATGTCCTCGACCCCCGCAGCGCGGGCCACGCTGGACAGCTCGCGCCACGTCAGCCCGGCCAGCACGCGCCCGGCGTCCTCCCCGTCGATCAACAGGTGCTCGCGCTCGACCTGCACCCAGAGCCACGCCCTGCCGCCGGCGCGCCAGCGATCCATCAGCCACAGGGCCTGCGCCTCGGTCAGGCACGTGCGCACGGGTGTTGTCGGCCGCACGGGCCGACGCGGCACATACTTGGCCTCGATCCAGCCCTCATGGCCATCAGGCAGGCAATAGTTGATGTCCGGGATACCGGCGCTGATGGCATCCTCGATGCGCTGGACGTGGCCCCCGGCCTGCCGGAGCGCGCGCACAATGCGCCGGTGCAGGGCGCGCTCGCTCATTGCCGCACCCGGAACAGCATGACCTCTCCGCCGTCCTTCAGCGCCTGCTGCGCCTTGTCCAAGGCACCATCCCG